GGCTTGCGCGATGGGACCGCGACCTCTGCCGCGGTCTTTCGACCCTGCGTGCGTTTTTTTACCGCTGGCTTGGAGCCATCCGCGGCGTCGCCGAAGTGGTCGTGCATCTCAGCAAGCGCCACCGCGCGCAGCTCGCGTGCCCAGGTCTTGGGCAGGCCTTTTTCGCTGGTCGGCACCATCGCGCGCTGTGGGCGCGACCCGTTGCGCGGCTCTTGGTGGAATCCCGCGTATTCGACGCTCGGAGCAATGCGCCAGGTGCGCGCTGTCGCTTTCTCGACGTGCCAGCCGTTGCGGAGCCGTGTCGTCTCGCCGTGGAGGATCTTACGCCCGTCTGGGCGCTTCTTCTTTTTCCACTTGCGCCCGTACGGGTCGCGTTGCCGGTCGAAGCCTTCGGCGACGAGCGTGATGGCAACATCGGCCTGCGCTTCGGATGTGTGCTCGACTACGACCGAGGCATCACGCAGCAACTCGGCCCAACGGTCGAGCTTGGCCGTGAGGTTGCGCGAGTCGACTTTGAACACGTCACGCCCGCCAAGACCTTCCAGCCGCACTCACGACGTAGACCTCGTTTTCGGCCACAAGCGGGGAGGCGTCCACGATTCCTGGAGGTCGCAGCTTGCCGTTGGCGATGCGGTTGAGCCACGTGATGGCCTCGGACCGACCGACCTCGAGGGACGCGTCCTTGCCGCTGGCCGGGTCGAATCCACGCCAGCGCATCGCCTCGTATGCGGCCATGCGCGCCACGTGCGACCGCGTGCCCATGTCCCAAGACGTGAGGGGAAGCTTGTACGCGCTGGCCAAGTAGCCCTCTGCCTCACCGCTGGCAGCGAGGCACGCGCGCGCCTGTTGTTCGGGTGGGACAAGCTCCAGCGTGGCGGCTGGCAGCCCGTAGCGGGCCAGATCAGCAGGCACGGCGTAGAGTTGATGCGCCGTGCCTGAGAGCGCGAACGTGGCGCTGGGTGACGTACCAGCCAGGTTCCATTTGCAGCGCAGGAAGCGCAGGGCATCGGATACGACCAGCGCGCGGGTGGAGGGCTTCGACAGCGCGTCAAAGCGCCCAGCGAACACCCACTCCGTGCCTGTGCGCGACGTCTCGACGACCACGGTCACGGCTGTCGTCGCGGCGAGCGCGGTCACGTCGAGGGTGAGTTCGACGAACGTGCGGTCGACGAGGTCCACAGGCGCGGTGCTCGCGCCCGTGAGCGTCTCAGTCGCGGACGCGTGCAGGGTGATGTCGAGAATGTTCGGCACAGATCACGGACCGGGAAGGGGGACTGGAGGTGGTAGCGCGGCGAACGCTGAGAGAATCTCGTCCGCCTCGTGCTGTCCCAGCTTGAGCTCGCGCATCAACTCGGTGCTTGAGGCGCCGTCGAGATACGCGCGCTCGGTGTAGCCTGCCGCGGATAGTCTCGCGGCGAACGGAAATGCAAGCGGAAGTGGGTCACCGACCGGAAGCGCGGCGAGTGTCGCCCGCCACACTCCGGCCAGGTGCGTTTCACCACGCGACAATGCCGCGCGGTACTTGAGCAGCGCGTAACGCTTGCGCGTAACCGGCTGCTCCGCGATGAGAGGCTCCAGGGCCATCAGCGGCGCTGGTGCTGGCCGCTGCGCTGTTGCTGTTGGGGCGCTGGCGGCGGCTTGGGCGCATCTGCCGTTGCGGCGGGGGCCGCTACGATGGCAGTGCCCAAGATCTCCGCGCGCTCGCGATCAAACTGCGCGCGCTCAGCAGCACGCTTGGCAGCGTGGGCGGAATGGTAGCGGCGATACATCAGGCGACCACGACGAACGGCAGGTGGACAAAGCCAGCGCCTGCGGTGAACGCCGATGCGATGCGATCGAACCGGATGGTGCTGCCGCCAGGCAGGACGATCATGTTCGGGGCCGCGGACACCTTCGCGCCAGTTGTGCCGCGCCGAATCCCGGCGGTCAGCGACGCTGCGAGGTCGCCGGTTGCGCCGCCGTGGATATCACCCTTGGTGTTGAAGCCTGCCGCGTTCGATGAGATGCCGATCGCGCTCGATGTGCCGCCGGTGAAGGCCGTGGTGACCTCCCACGCGCCAGCCATGAGCATGCCGATCGTGAGCCCGGTCGGAACTGTGTAGAGAACCTCGGCGTCGGCCGTGGTGTAGCTGATTGCCAGCTTGAGGTAGAACGGCTCCCCGCCCGTGCGAACGCCGTTCTTTGCCATCGGAAACCCGTAGGCGGATGACGTAGGAATGCCAGCCATGTGTTTGTTCTCCTATGGGATTCGATCAGAGGGTGAGTTGCGAGACGACCTTGACGGCCGGCGACTTGGAGGAGCCGGGGATCCGCTGGTAGCGGTACGGCACGAAATAGTGGTGGGCAGCGACCACGGTGGCATCCGCGAGGATGTCCTTGTCGGTGTCGACGCTCATGTCGCCGTTGGCCCAGATGACCAGCGACTTCTCTTTGAGCAGGTAGCTCTCGTAGTTGTATGTGGATCCAGTAACGAGGGTCTTTTTGCACTTGTCGCTGACGATCAGCAGTGCGCCACCCCAGCGCGCGGGCTGGTATCCATCGGGTCCATCGGTCTCGACGCTCACGAGCGGACGCTGGAAGCCGTCTTTCTTCCGGAGGATGTCAAAGTACACGTCGCTGTGACACGCGATCAGCGCGATGCGGTTCTGCTCGTCGCCCCACTTCTGGCGCGCGCCGAGCATGTTGTCGTAGCCGAGCGTCTTGTCGGTGAGCCCAGTGAGGTCGTGGGTGTACGCGACGGGGACGTTGGTCGAGGCAGCGTCGATCAGCGCCTTGTCCCAGCGGCGCATGATGACCTCACGGATCTGCCGACCGGCCTCCTCGTAGGGGTCGCCGTACGACGCCCATTGCGCCCACTGCGTGATGGAGAAGGCCTTGCCGGTGTGGATCGCGGGAGCTTGCTCTTTCGTCGCGGTGATGCCCTCCGGCGTCAAAGCGTCTCCCTCGTTGAGGATGTCCTCGGCTTCGCCAAGCGTGCCGAAGTACGGCACGGTGACGACGTCTCCGCCGCGCACGGAGTTCGGCAGGCTGAGGTTGACGGTCGCGACGGTCGAGCCGTACAGCGCGGTCATTTGCGCGAACTCGCCGCGCATGATCTCCGTCAAGATCTCGGGGATGATCAGATCAGAACGTCTGGTAACAGGCATTTCAGTGTGGCCTTATCGGTTGGGGTGAATGACTCGCCGAGCTCAGGCGCGGGCTGCGCTGCTGCTGGCTGCTGAGCTCGGGGGCCGCTTGGCCCCGCGCTCGGCGCTGTTTGCCTTCAGTTGCTCGTACAGTTCGCGATCGCTGCTCAGCAGCGCTGCGAGTTCGGTCCCCGTCATGGACTCGAAAGCTTTTCCGTTGTGCGTGAGGACGCCGGCAGCGGCTTCCTTTGACGCTTCCGTCTTAGGCGCAGGCTGCGAGGTCGGGCCGCCCTTGGCCGCTTCGACCTTCAGCACGCTCGGAGCGACGGCGAGAAACGCCTTCAACTCGCTCACCGGGCGCTCTGCCCAGAACGCTTCCATCGCCGGCGTGAGCTTGCGACCAGCGGGGTCCGCCTTGTCTGCAGCCAAGAGCGACGCGCGCTCCTGCGCTTCGAGCTGCTTCGCCTGGTCGGCAATCTGCGCGCTGAGCGCTGGCACTTGCTCGGCCGCAGCCTGCAGTCCGCGGATGGCACCAAGCGCAGCGTCGAAACTGCTGGTCTTCGTGAGCGCGGTAAGCTCGGCGGCGAAGCGCGTGAGATGCGAAACGGCGGTGATGACCGCGCTGTCCTCGGCGTCTGCGTTCAGGCCCGCCGCTTGTGCAATCAGTTTGATGCTCATTGTCTGTAACCTCTTGCGGGCGGCAGAGGCCTCCGCAGTTGTCGCCGCAGCCGTGTGCTGCGGAACGCTGTTGGAGCGCGTCAGCAGGCCTTCCATCGCCGCGCGCAGGTCTTCCTTGGTGATAGGCGAACCGTCTGGACGCGTGTCGCGAGTGGACGGGCCTGCGTCGTCGTCGTCGTCATCGTCCTGCTCATCCGCAGGCGGATCGACAGGGCCAGCTACGAACGCGGGCACGTGCTGGTAGCCGAACGCGTTCAAGTCGAACGACGCCACAATCTTCTGCTTGCCCGGCACGGTCTCGTCGCAGAAACCCTGCGACTTGGCCTGGTCCGGCGTGAGCCACGTCTCCGCAGCCATCAGCGCCCGGCACTTCACCTTGGTCATGCCGGTGCGCTCCGAGTAGAGCTGCGCCATGCCGTCGTTGAGCGTTTCGAGCGCGGCCATCACCTTGCGCAGGTCATCGACGCGACCGCGACCGATGCCCGAGGCGCTGGCCTCGTGAATCATGAACGCGCTGCCCGTGTGCATGCGGATCGTGTCGCAGCCCATGGCGACGATGGACCCGGCGGACGCGGCCAGGCCTTCGACCTCGCACACCTTTTTCGCGGGGTGGGCGGCGAGCATGCTGCGGATGGCCATCCCGTCGAATGGCGAGCCGCCGGGACACGACATACGGACAGTGATCGTGCTGACGCTGCCAGCTGCATTGATGGCGGCGCTGATGCTCTCGGCGCTGATGCCCTCTCCGAACATGCCGGCGCCGATCGGCCCGTAGATACGGAGCTCCAACACGTCGGCCGTGGCCAACGCCTCAAACTGCTTGGTCATATGGATCCTCTGCGCGTCAGCCGCGCGGTACATGGCAGCGCTCGCACCAGTCGCCGCGCGTGCCGGCTGCCCAGTCGTGGAGACCGAGTAGGCAGAGCAGTCGGCGGGCGTGATAAGCTGCGCGCATGGCAAACACCTGGAAACTCAGCGATGGAACGGTCGTGCGG